AGAGCGTCTATTGTTTCTCCGTCCGTATATTTGCTTATCGTCATTTTATTTCACCTTTATTTCAACTTTAGTTTTACCAAGTATTTGACACAATTCGTCTATCATTCCTTGATGATGTTCTCTTGAATGTATTTTCAATTTGATGAAGCCAAGCATTTGAGCTTCGAAAGGATATTGGATACTTTCAATATATAATTTACTTAAAGTCCTTAATCTAGTTTCAAGAGCTATTTGTCCCTCAGTTGTATAATACTTATCCAAATATTCTTTTTCTGTCACCATTTATAACACCCTATTTACCATTACGAATGCAAATTCATCAGAGTCAGATTTACTTTCTGCACTAAATTTTGCTAAATTCATTGATTTTGGAGCAGTATCTTCGTTAAATAAACCCAAGCTGTTTATTAAAAATCCAGATGCTTGTAATGAATTTAAATAACACCTTATTGTAACTTGTTTGGATGAAGTATTAAAAGATGGATAACCTGAACTGTATGAACCTAAAACATCTGCTGCAGCCCACTGTCTTAACAAATCATAAACTACATCACCTGTTATAAAAGCATCTGTTGAAATGTTAGTAGTAATCAAAATTACACATTCGTTTATAGTTCCGGATGGTGGTCCACCCGCTCCATTAGTTAAACCTGAAACTAAAGTTGAACCTGAAGTTATATAATTCCAACCTTGTGTTAATTGAGCTGCAGTTCTTGTATATGATTTATATAAAGTAGCTCCATCTCCTGTAGTTCTAAATCTAAATTCAAGAGCAGTTCCTGCAGTAGCAAATTTTGCTAATGTCGTAGCATCCAAAATATAAATCCAAGCTGAGAATGGTTTAGTTAAAACCATAGCATTAGTTAGTGCAGCTTTCGTCCATACTTTAGAAACATTTGTTCCATTTGCTAATAGATTCTGAGAAGAATTATCTCCAGTAGCTGAACCTTGTTTATATGTAGATGTATTTATTGTTGAGGTAGTTCCTCCTAAAGAACCTGTGAAAACATTGGCGCCGTTATCATTAACTGTTCCATTTCCTATTAGAACAGGGATAGTTAAATCTGTATCAGCAACAGTAACATCTGCTTGATCTATTCCTACTTTAAATTTAGTTGGTGCTAAATTTGAACTAGCACTCAAACTTGTATTTGCAGTAAAAGCTCTATATAGCATAATGTTCTTTCCATCGTTTGTTACTATTGAATTCGATACCATTTTCTTACACTCCGTTTACTTTACTTATTGCACTTGCAAGTATATCATTTATTTTAGCAGGAATTACATCGAATATTTTATTAACCCAGCCAGATGCACCGGCCTCAGGAATAACCCAAGGATACATAAGTCCTAAACCTGTATTATATAATCCCACAACTTCTGTTGCTGTTAAATCTCTGCTCCAAAAAGTAATTTCATCCATTCTTTCTTTCATAAAATAAGCTCCACCTGAAGCATAATTTCCAACTCTCAAAGTATTACTTGCGTTTCCAACACCCGCTAATCCTGGTCCTGAATTAGCGTTATATTGTTCTACACCATTTAAGTAAGCTCTATATTTAGGATTACTATTTATATTACAAGTGATTGTTAACATCATCCATCCTTCTGTTGCAGATACGTCTGTTTTATTAAATTGAAAAATAGGCCCGACATAAGGAGCTGTACTTGTTCCTATATGGAAATATACAGACGTATTTGTTACGTTGCTTTGAATATCATTTGTATCTCCTCCTGGGCCAGAACCAAAAGTATTACAACTTCCTGTTAATGCGGTTGATTTATAATACCAGTGATTTAAAGTCCAGTTCGCATTTATTTGGTGTATAAAATTAAAAGTTGAAACTGTTCCTATAGTTCCTGTATATAAATTATTGGGATTTATACAATAAGGTCCAACTTTTGCTGTTGCATTCCATATTGAAGCACTCGTAACAGTTCCATTCAATGCACCCATTGTATCAGTTAAAGTAGTTCCACTACCATCATCACATTTATAATGATATAAAGCATTCAATCTAACATTATTGAAAGGATAAGACATTCCACTTCCTGATTTATAGATATATGCTATTTCAGCAGGTTCTAATACTCTAGACCAAATTCCTAGTTCATCTATCATTCCACCAAAATAATTTCCATCTGCCCTTCTACCTATTGTCATTGCTGCAGTTGTTGCTGTAGGAACTTTTGTCATAGTAATTGTAGTTCCAACTTGAACTCCGTCAAGATAGAATTTTAATTGACTTAACGAAGGGCTATGAGTTACTGCAACGTGATGCCAACCCCCAGATATAGATGTAAAAGCAGCTGATGTTTGTGAATCATAACCAGCATCACTTCTAACAAACACTAAATGAGTTCCATCTGTTCCAAAATCAAACGGATTAGCAGATGCTCCTGCAGATAAACAATGCGCTACAATTGTTCTTCCACTTGTCCAATTTACCCAAGCACTTATAGTTATGTCACCGAGTATATCAAGTAAGTTATTATCGGCTACACTTATACCACTTGAAGTTCCGTTGAATGAAGCTCCTGAGTTTATCTTAGCTGCAGAATAGGTTATTGTAGTATCTGTTCCATTCAAAGCATTAACTACATCTACACTTGAACCGTCCATTCTATAATATGCAACGATATTATTTGTGGGTGGTGCAATTTGATAGTTTATTTCTAGTCTAGCATCGTAATTTACATTATTCCAAATACTATTATAAAAGAATTTTAAACTACCGTCAGCATAATCATTTGTAGTGTTATTATAATACCACTGGTATAATTGAGTATCAACGTGTGTTCCTGTTCTATCAACAACAACCCAATATAATGTATTTCTAGTTAGAATGATATTGCTATTAAAAGCAAAAGTCATTAATGTAAAAGTAGGATTTGTTGTAAAATTCGAACTTAAAGAAGTTACTGCATAAGTTGAATCTATATCAGTTCCACTTGGACTTCCTGCACTATCTGCTTGAATACTTATTTTCATACTATCAACAGGTGCACCAAATTTACAAAAGTAGCCTTTGATATTATTAACTATAAAATCTCCAGTAGTAACTTTAAATGATTGAGCTGCTCTTTGTTCATAAGCTGCTGTTAGAGCTCCCCAACTACCTGTAGTTGTTCCAGATGATGTTATAGTTAATGTAGTCATTTTTATGTCAACTCCACGTATGTATTATCAGGATTGAAAAATATTGTAATTGCAGAATATGCTTGTCCTATTATCCTAACTGCTTTTCCTGTTCCTGTAGGTTGAGTCTGTGTAGGACCTCCAGCAGTTGAATTTACATAAATATTTCCTCCAATACTCGAAGTCCAACTATTGTCTCTTGCATATCCGTAAATAAGAAATTGTCCTGTACCATCTGCACTCATAGCTCCTGTCGCTAAAGCTAAATGACCTCTAGTTGTTGCAGGTAAAGTTGCGTTTGCTTTCCAAAACTTACCATCAGATTTTAAATAACAAACATCCCAAATTGCAAGTGTTTCTCCAGCTGTTCCTATTCTTGTTAATCCACTATAAGTGTGATCTACAGTTGGAGTAATTAATTCAACAGGAAGTTTTGCATTTAATTGTGTTTGTATAGCACTTGTCACATCATGCACATAACCTAATTCTGTTGCTGTTGTAGTTAAACCAGTGAGTTTATTTATATCTGCAAATCCTGCAGTTACACCATCTAAAATATTCAGTTCTGCAGTTGAGGATGTCACACCATCTAAAATATTCAGTTCTGCTGCGGATGAAGTTATAGCAGTTCCTGATATTTTTATCGAAGTAGCATTTACAACGCCAGATGTTTCTATTACGGATTTAGTGTATGTTACCATACTATTCCAATCTGTAAATCCTATTTCGCTTATTGCTGTTTGAGTATCGTCCCATGCCATTTTTTATTCCTCCAATATTAACTTGATTGCTGGTAAACTTATATTACCTCCAGCATCGTATGTATTTGATAATGTGAAAATTGATGAAAAACCCATAGGAAATGTTATTGGGAATGTTGGAACAAGAGCATCTTCTATCCTTAAATATATTCCTGTAGTATCTTTATTTATCAAAGCTGTTTTTGTATTTAGTGTTAAAGCTTGCCAATTTGCTTTTCCATTCGCTGATATATAAACATTATAATTACCAGCAATATTCGCAAAGGATATAGTAGCATAATTAAAGGTTTCACCTAAAACTAAAGCATTCGTATAAAGTATTCCTGCATTTGCAATGGTTATAGTTTTTGTAGTTGTATTCCAAGTTACACCGGTAGAATTAACGTTATCATAAAATACATCATCACCAATCAATTCTTTATATGTATCATCACCTTGTAATAATCTTACAGTTTCCCAGAATAAAGCTCCAGAACCTAATTTATTAATTCCTAATAAACCTGAAATTGGACTACCTAAGATGAAAGCTGATAAAGAAGCATAAGTTCCATATTTTGACAATCCATAAATACCTTTAGCAGCATTTCCATAAAATCCTGTTTCTCCTGCAATATTCAATTTTTCAAAATACATATATCTATTTTCATAAGTTATGTCCTCTGTATTATCAATTGTCGTAATCAGTATATCTTGGTTCTTATTCAAGTTATTGAATAGAAGATTTATCTTTTTCATTTGTTCTGTTTGCCAATCTTCTGTTCTCCAGATTTCATCACCGATAGTAATTCTATCACCTATATGTGGAAAAGATTTGCTGACTATTTTTACGAATAAATTCATATTTTTATTATTGAAAGAATCTATAACATTTACTAGATAACCTGGTTTGATTAGACCGTAAGTTTGTATAGTTTCATCTTGAATTTGAACATCTTCTCTTGTTTCCCAGAAAGGAGTAGAATATTTATTTAAGATAGTTCTAGCTCTATCTTCAGCATCATTTACATCTTTAAGATCACTAAAAGTGAAAGATTTGAAATGAGGAATTTGATTAGGTCCACCATATTGTTCTATTGATACTGGATTTGTTGCAACTATTGGCATAGGAACTTGAGCTCCATATCTTACCCAAATGTTTGATTTGTTTGTACCGAATATAATTTGTTTCTGTTCAACATCTACATAATAATCAAAATCAGTTCCTATTGTTCCAACACCTTTTTGACCTCTCCTATAAAGAGCTCCTGTTCCAGAGTCTTGTCTTACTTCTGTATCTTCTGGTGTTCTTGTCAATTGAAAAATAGTTGCGGGGCCTGCAAATACTGCGGGATTTATTTTATCATAAACTGTAGCTCCGTGAACTTTAACTTTATTTATCAACTGTTCCATATTTTCTTTCCATTTGATTTGATTTTGAATATCTACTCCGACAACGAGAGGATGACCATAATCAGTAATGCCTCTATCCTGCCAATAAACTTTTCCTTGATCATAGTCGTAAGTTATTACTCTTTCATAAAGTTCTGTCAACCTATTCATCATCTCAAAATTGTCTTCATCATTTTGAATGAATTTTACAACTTTATCTGCATCTGCGGTTCCTGTAGAAGGTATAGTTGTAGAATCATAATTCAAACTACAATCACTACATATAGTTTTAAATATCTCAGAACCAATACCTTGTTCAACATCAATATCTTTATCCCAAGATTTAACTCTTCCTGCTTTAACAGCATCAATCATTCTACCTTTACAAACTAAAGATATTCTGTCTGCTTGAGGTTTAACTTGTGTAATATCACCATCAATAATAAATTCATCAGTAGGAGTTACAAATCCTCTTTTAACTTTTATTCTCATACCTGTTGCAAGTGTAGGAATTAAATCTAATAAAGAAGGTGAAAAATCTATATTCAGAGAATCAATAGCATATTTCCATTCTGAAATATATTCCCACATAATTCTTTTCTCAGTTACGTCGATACCATTGATTTCGACGTAATCTTGCATAGTCATACTCCTTTCACCGCCATAACACTTAAAGTATAATCACAATATGATAGACCAGGTAATTCCCATCTTACTTCAAAACTTAAGACTTTAACATTCATAGTTGCAGTAACAGCATAAGTATGTCCTATTTCTGTAAAGATATTTGAACTAATAGATAACTGATTTTGAGAATCAATAGCTGTTACATTTGCAATTTCTCCGGTGTTTAAGTTCTTTACTTTATCACCTGCTATAATACCGTTAGTTATAAATGTGACTGTTGAATCGATTAATTTGCTTGATGTTACTCCAGTGGTAGTACTAATTATTCCTACTTTCGCATGATTATATCTATCTACAGTATTTACAAAAGGACTTTTAAATAATTGGGAAGAAATTTGAAATCCATCTGCAATTTGTTTTATCTGATAAACGTAGCTTTGAATATCTCTAAACTTCCCAGTAAATCTACCAGATATATTAAAATAAGCAATGATACCTAAAGTATCGATTCCCTCTGTCATACCTTCTGCTTGACCAGGAAAACTAATAGGAGTTATTGTAGAAGTTTTACTATCTGTCCAATCTTGAATTTTACCTAATGGTGTTCCACCAATCCAGTTAATATCATTACTTACCATTTTATTGCCTCTTTATAGATATGAAACTCTCCTTCTTAATTCTGTTTCTTGATATTCAGCTAATTTTCTTGCTAATGATTTTACATCCATATCATTGGATAGATTAGCTGTTATATTGATATAATTATTAAAAGATTGACTACCTGCTCCTTTTCCTTTAGCTCTTGCAGTTTCTCCTGCAGTCATTATCCTTTCTCCGGCGTGAAGATTATATAAACCTGTTTCTCTAACAGGACCACCTACAGCTTTTTTAGGGGGTGGACCAGTTATTTTTTCTTCACCTTTGAATCCTGCAACAACATTATCAACTATTTTTCCGCCTATATTTTTTACTTTATCCCATATACCTTTAATGTCATTCCATATATCTTTGAATTTTTGTATCATCGTATTAAACCATCCAGGAATAGTTTCGGTGAAAAACCTTTTTACAGCATCCCATCCTGCTTGTAAAGTCGTTGGTAATGTTTCAGTAAAGAATTTAACAATTGAATCCCATACATCTTGTGCTACTTTGGGTAAAGTTTCAGTAAAGAATTTAACAATTGAATCCCATACATCTTGTGCTACTTTGGGTAAAGTTTCAGTAAAGAATGTTACAATAGCATTCCAAGTATCTTCTGCTGCTTTTGGTATTGTTTCAGTAAAAAATTTCACCACAGTTGCTGCAAATTGTCCTAAAGCATAAGGTAAATCTTCAGTAAAAAATTTAGGTAAAGTCTCTGTAAAAAATACAGTTACAAAAGCCCAAGCAGTTGCTGCAGCTTCAGGTAATGTAGTTGTAAAGAAAGTAACAATCCCATTCCATGCATTAGTTGCAACTTCTGGCAAAGTCTCTGTGAAAAATTTAGTAATAGAATCCCACCAAGTCTTTTTCAATTCTTTGATTTCTGCATCAGCTGTAGCCATACCAACAGTATCTCCTCGCATTTCAGCTCCTATTTTCTCTGCTTCTTTTTGCTTAATTAAATCATCTTTTCCTGTTCTAGTATCATTCTCTCCTCCACCTGTACCAAGAACACCTGATAGCCACTGATACCATTTAACTGCTATTTTCAAATACCATACAGCTAAAGGTCTGAGGAATTTACCTATGAAATCTCCGAAAGGTCTTAAAGTCACATTCCAAGCTTTTTTGAATATCTCATTTGTTTGTTTCAACATAGGTGAAACTTCTGATAGTTTTTCGTATATCTTTTTAACTGTCTTCCAGACTTTATCCATAGAGACATTTATACTCATTAATTTATCCAATCCTGCTTTTCCACCTGAACCTAAAATTGAGCCTGCAGCTGAACTAGCTGATTTACTGCCAGCCATAGCTGCTCCACCTCTCATTATCAATGCTCCAAGTGCGGGTGCGACCATTTTAAATTCCTCCTCCAAATATACTTCCACTATCCTTTTTTGATTTATTCAATTCAAACATTAAGTTTGTAATGAAATCATATTCTTGAATTGTCATATTCTCTAAATCTGTTTTGGTATACCCTTTTCGAACTAATAGGTAATCATTTATCCAAAATCGAAAAGGGGACTTTGAGGGTAATATTCCTTTATCTACAAAGTCCCAGATGCTTTTTTTGCGTCTTCTTCTTCATAAGCAGCCGGATTAATTAAGCGTCCTAATCCATCGATTAGTTTATCGTAATCTTCTATTTCAAGTCCATCTAATACCTGTTCAATAGGTACATCTGGATCGATGTTAGAAGGTCTTTTGTTGATACAGCTTGGTAGCATTGTAGTTAGAAGAACCATCCTCTTAAAGCCACCATCTGATGTTTCTGCTTTTTCCAAAGCTCTATTTCTTATGCCTGCCTTAGGCTTCACAATTTCCCAAGTTCCTTCACTTGTTGTTACATTTCCATATTTGTTTTCTGCCATTTTTAACCTCCTTGGTTATTCCGTATATATACACGGACTATTTTAATTAACTAAATATATAGGGTAATTAATAAAAAATATATACCGTGTTTAAGTTGCAGTCCACCACTTAATTGGCCTATTGGATGTATCTGTAGTTCCACGTTTTGCCTGACCATTTATGGTTAGTTCTATGATATTATCACTTATATTTACAGGTTTGCTTATACTTGCAATTGAACAATCAGACAATTTTATCTGTGCATTTCTCTGTCCTGTTGTTGCACCCTCTGTTAAAATAAGTATAATATTTACCATTTCAAGTTCAGAATTAGGGATTCCTGTTGCAGCAGTAGTTGCAGCTCCGTAAAAGTCTTGAACTAAACTTGCGTAAACAGCATCAGTCATTTTAACAGTTAATACCCAATCATATTTTCTCAGACCAAATTCTGCAGCCTCAACAAATCTTGAACCAATTTGTCTTCCCATTTCTGGGTCAATATTGTTTGTAATATTTATTGATGCACTTGTGACTCTGCCTACAACTGAACCATCATAAGAGAAAGTTCCTTGCGCAAATATCCAAGGTTTGGTTGTATTTGGTGTATATGCAGTAGCTGATGTACCAGTTGTACTTGTTTTAGCAAAACCATCCAGTGTACATTTTAATGTTTCACCCACATTTAAACTAAAACCAACGTTGTTGATAACACAGCCGTTTAGTGTTTCTACTTCAGCTGGAGTTCCAAGAGATGCAACTTCCATAGCAAAAGATTTCATCATATTTGCTCCATAACCTGTAAAATCTAGTTCCTCTAAATAATAAGGTGATGCTGTTGATCCGGAACCACCTACTGGTGAGAATGCAAATTGCAAGAACTCAAAACTAGCTAGTTCCATTTCCATATTCCAAGTTGCTTCAAAAATTCCGTAACCCACGAAAGTCTCGTTTCTTCCTTCACCAAGTCCTACTATTCTAATTGGTGTGTTAGTCTTCTCTATTGAAAGAGTTGTTATTTTTGCTGGAATAGCAGTATTAGGTACTCCTCCTGTTCCATACGCAGTTTCATCATCATATTGGACTGCGGTTTTATATCCTCTATAAGTTGTCATTTTTCTTCCTCCATCTATTCAAACATTACTTCCCACTGTATCTCTAAAGTAAGTTGCCATATATAAGCAGCCTTCTCCATATCGTAATCGAAGTTCTGCATATCTGACACCCTAGTTATGTTGACTCTAAATATATTTGCATGCCTCATTTTTTTGCAAAGATTTGCTACTTCAGATGCTAATTTTCTTGCTCTTGTGGCATATTGGTCCCTTATCTCAAATCTATAAGCTGCATCGAAATATGAACCTTGTGTACCAACACCTTCAACATCCATATAATCTCCTAATGCAGCTAGACCTTCCGAGCCTGTTAAAAACATTAAGACGACTCTTGGAAGCTGTGTGTCAGATCTTGAGAATTCTCTTTCAATTAGAGAGGGGCCATAAAGATAAGTAATAGATAGAATATCTCCTGCTTGTAATCCAGTAGTAAGAACAATTTTAGTTCTCTCTATTTTACCTTCGCCATAAATTACTTTATAATCGTAACCTTTTCTAAGAGTAGTAGTTGTTATACCTCTTACATAAGAAATAGTATCAGCTACGTTTTTAATCAAAGGTTGTGCTAAGTAGAAATCTGTTTGAAGAGCAGTTGCAGTGAATGGTTCAGTTACAACTATACCTCTGTTTATAGGATCAACCAAATGGTTTCTAAAATAATCTAGTAGATCACGTTCTCTCTCGTATATGTATTCTTCAGTCATTTTTTAATCTCCTTGATTAAATACCTAATTTTTTTTCGATTTTAGGTAATAAATAGTCCAAATCATATTTGATGCTCAGTACTGCTTTTGTCATAGCAAAAACTGGACGGACACCCTTTGTCCTTTTTGCAAATATCATTTTACCTGATTTCTTATCTTTCCACTTCATGTGTTCGAAATTGATTGGAGTTATGTATTTTTTTCGGCTTCTTGTATTGAACAAACCTGTTCCGTATTCGAAGTAATAAGCAATTCTTGTTTGTTCTTCTGAATCACCTTCCAGATAATATTCATTTTCGAATGTCTGTAGGTTTGGTATGAATTTAAGTGTATTTTGGAGTTTTGATAAATTGTAATTCCCTGCTCCTTCAAGCATATTTTTGTTATACCTTTTTTGAGCTTCTTTTCCTAAAGCCATTAATATGTGATATCTGTTATCACCTTCTTTATATTTTTTCTGTTTCTTAGCTTTTAAATTTGTATTGATATCTGCTTTTGGATCAATTTCATTTTGAATTTCATTTGTTGAATTCTTTGGTTCTGGTTTGATTTTTGCCATTTTATCTGAATGGTACCTTTGCTCCCCAAGCTATTATCCATATTGGTATTGAATTACTCATACCGTGAACTCTTGTTATCTTAACAACTTTGTATTTAACATCATTATCTAAAACCAGAGCCTCTTCTTTTACTTGGGAATTTGCTTTAAGTACAATCCTGACATCACCCACTTTCAATTGTCCTGAGTGAACCATTTCATGTTTAGTATTTAGTTCTTGTAAAAATGCAATCTCTTGGAAAGCATCTCCATATTGATTCATATCATTTGTTGTAGTATCTGGTAATATTTCATCATCTTCTTGTTCTTCGTAACTTAAATCATTTATCCTATTATATACAGTGATATAATGACCTATATCCTCAGTCATATAATCAAAGTCTTGTGCCATCCCGACATCGTATTGGTTTGGAGTATCCAATTTAATACCTCGTTCTTCTGACGCCGTAAGCATAGTTTCTTTGTTCTAATCTTGCATTTGAAGTTCCTTGCATTCTATCAATTATGTTTTGTCTTGTTTCAGCATCAATATCTCCTTTAGTCATGAAATTCGTACTTGATGTTTCATGCCTCAAGTTACTGATTAAGAAACCCTTGTATTCTTCGATTGTATTTTCAGCTTCCAATACAAATTCTTGGTAAGCTTTAGTAATTACTCTTCCTTCTGCATTGATCGTAATATAACCTTTTGAAATAGAACGTGTTGCAAGTCCTCTTAAAACATACCATTTACTCAACATAAATAGTCCTATTCTCAAAATTCTTTGGTCAGTTGTTGCTGCATCTAAAGTAAGTTGATCCTGTGCCATCCTTATGATAGTTCTCATATCAGCTTCATTAGGATAATCATTTTTGTCAAATTGCATATATACTCTTAACTCTTGTGGAGTAATTATAAGTTCTTCATCACTAGTTTGCCAATAATCAGAAACAGCAATATCGCTTTCAACTAAAGATGTTGAATTGTAAAATGTTCTCTTGAAAAACATTGCACTTGTTCCTGCACTATAAGAATAAACAGTGAAGATATCAGAATAATCCATCTCTGTATCAGCAGCAACTATTAGTGTATAAGGTCCACTTACAATAGAAGCAGAATAGTATCTTACTTGATTGAATGGAACTCTAAATAATCTAGCAGCAGTTCTATGACTAAATTTACAAACAGAAGCTAAAGTCAACCCTGTATTTCCTGCTTTAGAAGCTATTTGAACTATTTCAGCTCTCTCAGTATAGGGTTCGATAATAAGATAGTCATTTACAGAAAAGCCAGTACTATTCAATACACTAATAGTTATGACGCCTGCCTTCACATCGGTAGTAATGTCGCTAACTTCTTGTGCAGAGAAGTCGTAATTCAATGCTCTTAGTAAAACCATTTTTTCCTCCTATTAATAGTTGTGTTTTGATATTTATAAATTTTTCTATTATTTCTTTAAAGTTGATATTTCACTCGCTTTTTCTAACTCTCTACATTTCTTGCCATGTTGTTCATTTGGTGCTAAAGTCACATAAAGGAAATACATAGCAGCAAATAATAGGAATAGTTTTGGGATAGACCAAAGCCAAGGGATCATTAACATTTCTTTTATTAAATCTGAGTTAAATGTCATTGATATTGAAGTTGCAAGAAAGTAAACACTTTCTACAAATAATGATAGCATTAAAATACATACACTTTGTATAACTCTAGTTTTATGCATTTTAATATATGCTGTGTGATAAAGAGCTGTTAATATACCGAATACAACAACGGATATTGCATATACAATATCAAGTACTAAAAATCCAGTATCCATCATTAAGCACCAATAAATTTCAAAGCTTCTTTATAGCCCATTACTAAAAGTACGATAGCTAGTAGTCCTAATATCAACCACCAATATCTTCCAGTCAGTAACATTATTTGTTCTGCTATCTTTTTGTGTTCATCTTCATTTTTGCTCGCGTGTAATATATTTTGATCATTCAGTGTTTTTAAATTCTCTTGAATTGTTGCTTGAGTAATAGCCATTTGTTTAGTAGCTTGACTAATTTCTCCTATTGCTTGTGCGAGTTGTGTATTTATATCGTTATTACTCATTTTTTCACCTATGCTGATGATGTCACGTTTGGAAGAACGGTAATTGTTCCCTGATATTTTTCGGTGACTACACCTGATAAAACAATAATTAAATCATATACTCCTTGACTAAAAGTAAGAGCTGCAGTTTGAACAGCTGTTTGAGAAATAGTGATTATACCTTGTGTTGCATTAGTTATAGCAATACCTGCAGCTGGTGTAGAAGTTAATGTCATATAAGTAGTACCAGATCCAGCAAAAGGTTTTACTTGCATTCTAACAGAATATCCTGTAAGATTGACTGGTAATCCTGTTGTATCATCAAATAATTGGAGAATTTTGGAGAAAGTTCTATCTTTTTCAATTACAAAATCTAATACAACAGTTGCCATTTTATTGTACCTCTAATAGTTTCAGTGCTTCACTTGGCACTGCATCTTTTTGGATACTTTCGACTGTACTTGTTCCAGCCTCTTTCTTGTAGTACATTTCATTATCTAAAAAATAAGCATAATTGTCATTTGGTAAAATTACTACTTGAGCAGTTTTGAATGTGAATGATATTGGTTCTGCTATTGGTTTTATAAAACCTTTCAACAGATATTGCTTGATAGAATAAGACTTTAGTTGTCTTTCTGATAGTGGTTTTGTTTCATCTTGTTTGATGGTGAAATCTGCTTCATCTACATCTAGCATCCTCATGTTATCCTTTAACATTACTTCCATTTTGATACCTCCTTGGTATTGCATAAATAAAAAGAAAAAAATAAAAGAGCTTATGCTGCTCTTAATACTAAGTATTGTAGTACGTGATCAGTACTTGGGTCTACAGACATTGTTACAGTAATTGCGTTTGATGCTCCTGTAGCTGCTACAATCGATGCTGGTGAAGCACCTGCTGTTTTTACAGATACCATTACTATATCAGTTCCTAATGCTCCTGGTACGCTAATTGATTCAGTTACATCTCCACCTAAAGTGTTAAATGTACCTGCGTACTTAACAACGTGTGATGGTTGTAAAGCTGTCTCTAGTTTAGCTTTAGTAATATTAGCGTTTAGAACTTTTACAGTTATTACTGCATCTGATGCTAATTCTGTTGCTGTAATTGATCCTGGACCTGGTGCTACTCCACCTACTGCTGTTAATGTTCCACCTACATATAGGTTGTTTTTAACTTTCAGACTTCTTAATGTATCTTCGTATGACATTTTGTATTCCTCCTCGTTCTTTGTAAGCCGTTACCTCACAACGTTTTATAACGTCCACTTTGGATGGAAAAATAAAAAAAAGAAAAAATAATAGCCTTAAGCTATTGTGTTTATCTTTACAAGTCCTTTTGGTCTTGCGCAAGCTATTGCATACCTGATGTAGGCAACTATATCGATGTGTTTAGACCTTGCAGCCTTTTCAATCTCTATAGTCAAAGGTTCTCTTTCGTAGTACCTTATTGCAGCTAGATCGACGTTTACCAATAGTCCGTAAGTTGTTGCTGCCTGGCTTGTGACCAAGATGTCAACACCAAATGGAGTTGGGTAAATACCTTTCTGTATTAGCTCAGCATTTCCGTAGTTCAAGTATTTCAATAGATTTGGTTCAATTCTTAAGAACTTAAATGCGCTTGGGTGTAGAACAAGGAATTTTCTTCCATCTCCTGCATCGTCGCCTTCAAGTACTGCAAGTGCGTCCGAGATATCTTTTATAATATCTGCACCCACTGCTGACCAAAGTGCTGTTGCTGTAGTTACGTGTCCTGCTGGACCGCTGTATGTCTGTCCTGCGTAAGTTCCACCTGCTACGAATATGTTCAGTGCAGTCAAGAAATCACTGTTTATGTATCTTGCGATACCGAAACCAATCTGTTCAACATGATCGTTGACAAGATCCCATCTTGCATCTTTGATCCAATTCATTGGAATTCTTGGTGCAATACCGAGGTCTTTGATTGTTGCGAAGTTTCTGGTGAACTGTAGTATTCCTGATGGATACTCGCCACCTTCAGATTCTACCTCTGGAGATAACCAACTGTCAGTTGTGTTGTATTCTACAACAGCTCCGTTAGCTGGATATGTCTTTGCAAGCAAAGGATAGATTATCTTTGGTTGTAAGGCCTTAATTATAGTGTCGTCAACCTGTTCTTTGAACAGTGCCCATGTTGATGCGCTTGATGCTGGTTGTGCCATTTTTCTTCACCTACCTAAAATCTCATTAGCGCAACTCTTATGGTTGCTGCTGCGCCACTGTTGCCATCAAGTGCTACACCGATCACGTCCACCACACTGTTTGCGGTTCCGGCTGTGCCTGATAAATCAACTGTTCCTGCTGCGGCTGCTTCAACGTATGAACCTTTCAAAATTGTGCTTGTTCCTGTTAGAACATTTACAACTCCTCTGGTACAAACGGTTACTTTCTGCCCCGCAGATATTACGCCATCTGTCTGTGTTCTACTAAATCTGTCTCCAGATACTGCAACGCCCATGATTGTTGGGTGCCCTGAGGCAACTGAACCAACATCACAAGTATCCGTACCTGTAGTTGTTAACTTAACGACGTTACCGAGTGTTACGGCATTATCGCAAGTTAGTGAAAGATATTGACCGTCTTTCACGAAAATCGGTGTTGATATTACTCCTGCCATTTTTTTTCACCTACTTGCTGTATCTCTTTGCTGAGCTTGCTCCGTTGAAGATTGCGTCGAATTTTCCGAAATCTCCAAATTTCTTAGCCCTTTCATCTGCAGTCATGTCAGCTACTTCAACATTCTGTCTCTGATGATTTGCACCACCAAATTCTGGAACATCGTTGTCCTGGATTTCTAGCTTACTTCTTAAAGCTTTGATTTCCGCCTTCATATCCGCAAACTCTTTGCTCATATCTGCTGTTGCCACTTTTCCTGGCTCAAGCATATATTCTTTGTTCTTCTTGTTGCCTTCACTCTCTGAATTACCTACAGCATCTCCAGGCGCCATGTGTTCAGTTGCCATGTTCTCGTCAGCATTTTTGAACTGTCCTTTAGTCGTATTAATTAGACTATTGGCGTCCTGCGTCTCTGGGCCCTTGTTAAGATGTTGCAGAATCTGTTGTAGCATCTGCATAATCTGTTGCATTGGGTCCACAGGCGCTTGTGCTGTTGCTACTTGTGGCATCTCTTGCATTTCTGCCTTCTTTGCTGGAGGGTTCACTGGAGTTTGAGCATTTGTCGCTTGACCTGCTTTTACTTCCATTTTAGGTTCCTCCATATCGAACTGTTCTGTTGTACCCATATTATCTTGCATAAACTGGTTTTGAGGCGCAGAATTTACAAGTTCAGGCGTACCTTCTTGCATTGCTTTCTCAGCAATCTTTTGTTCTATCGTTTTAATTCTTTCAGCTAAATCTCTCAGAACCATTTCCGGGCTCGGTGCTGAACCTGGCTGCGCCGTTTGCGGGCTTGAGGGGGCCAGTCCACCTGGGATTTGATTGGGATGTGGTTTCGATGTAAACTGATTGTACGGTTGTTGTGTATCTAATGGTGCCATATTCATATTATCACTTCCTAATTCTTGAAATATACAGGACTTGATTTCTGCTTCTCCATCAGCTGGGTCATTAGTTAAAGCAACATGTAGTGCTTTTGAAACTTCTGTTGGAACTTTATAGCAAAGATGTCCATCATATTCTTTTAATCTCTCGTGCTCGCAAGTGCCATATTCATTACCACAAATAGAACATATTGCGTGTTCTACAACAACACCCATAGAAGCAAAATTAACTTCTCTCTTGCCGTCTGTAGTAGAACGCTTTAATTTTTCAATAACTTGTGGATGAGTCACTTCACCTTTGACCCAGAGAGTTTTATCTTTATTATCGTACCAAGCTCCTTCTTCATCAGAATATGTCCAACCGACATCAAAGTGAGGACTTGATAATTTTTCAACAGTATGAGAAGAACCTTCTTGACCATTAAGGTCATATCTATATGTGACACTTCTAAACATAGGTGCCATTTTTTCGAGCATTTCCTTTGTCCAATACAAGCCTTTTTTATTAGGACCAAAGTGCATTAATGGGATGATAAGAATAGCTCTTTTACTATCATCAGCAATCTCAATTTTACCTAAGCTAGAAGACCAAACGTCCATTCTACTTGACAACTCTAATCGTTCCAGAACCTGTTCCATTTTAATATATTACTTTAGTTTTTGATATTTATAAATTTTTCTATTTTCAATCGATAATGAATTTATTCCCAGCGAGTTTTGCTTGTTCGTACATTGAGCGTCCAGGCATAGGTGCTATCTGAGTGCTGCTAATAGGGTCACTAAAATTATTAGCAGTGACATCAACAGTTTGATTATGAAGACCAAAACCTTTTTCTGGTGAGGAGAGAGCAGGGATAACAGTTGCTTCTTGAACTTCTTTATTTTCCTTAGAAGTCGATTCATTAGTCATCTTTTTTTTTAATCCCTTTTCCATAGCAGGTAATCCTGTTTCTTTGTTGTAATAATCTTTATGTTCTTCGATATGATCCTTTGCTATTTCTTTTGGACCATCAGAAGGAGGAACTTCATTTTTGACTAACTTTTTTATAGTGTCGTCATGTTCGTGTTCTATTTTTTCACCTTCTTTGAATTCTTTAGCAGGACCTGAAATGACCTTTTTTCTTGGCACATCTTTATCAGCTATTACGTCCATATCAGCAAAATTATCTGAATTATCAGCTAATGAAGCTTTTCCACTTCTCTGAGCTTTTGTTCCTCTTCCAAGATTTAAACTATCGATTAAATCTCTTGAAGCCATTCTCTTTGCAAGTCTACCCATAAGAGTATCATCTTCAGCATATTCAAGACCGCCTCTTATTGGTTGGACGTCTTTCTTTACATTCATAAAGACGTCTTGTACTTCTGGTTGATGCATAGGTTTAGGTATATCTTCCTTTGTTAGTGCGCCACTAGCTGCACTAGAACCTGCATCACATTCTTGGTATTCTTTTCTTTTTTCTGGCGACAGATTTTGTGTTTTCTTCGCCCATTCATTCGCTAGTTTTGGCATCATTGTAAACCTCCTTATTTTACTTTTTAAGCCTGTGTTTTGTTTTTAATAAGTATATATAGGGTTAATCAATTTATTTAAAATAGGATAAATAAAGTATATCCTATGATATTCTGGATTAACCTTTTTACTTACTTATTACCAGCCATTGGCTGTCCATCCTTTCCGTGTAAGTCATTTTCTTGTGGCTTACTTTTTCTTACACTAGTTTCGCCTATTGGGCCAGCTATGTGTATTTTCTCTGGGAAAGAATTCATATCGTTCAATAATCCTTCTACCTTTATTCCTTTAGGTTTCATTGCGTCAGCATCTTCAACTTTGGTATTATGCTTTGCTTGAAGTCCCTCGAGGAATTTGCCTTTCTTTTCTTCAATTTTTGTATCCATTTTTGTTCCTCCTTAAACTAATACATATACTACTTGAACAGATGCAGTTCCTGCAGCACTTGCATTTAATACAAGAGCTTTACCTACTTCTGTTTGATATAAATAAATAGGATAATAAGCACTTCTTTGATAATTAAGAGCTTGTAATGAACCTTGGATATTTCTCAAAATTAATTCTGATATTTGAATACTTCCTGCACCTGTTCCACTTTTCAAATAACAACTTGGTCCATTGATTGAAGATGATAAAGCCATAGATAAGACTCTAATCTTTTTTCCAACTACCGCTGCTACAATTGGTGTTGCTTGATCTCCAACAGTTCCAGCTGTAACTGTATAGGAAACTGATGTTGAAAGGATATTTAATTTATTTCCTCTTTCATCATAATATACTGCTTGATTTGTTAATTCGCTTGCCATTTTTACACCGGTCCATTTGTTAACAAATATAAATCGTAATGATTAGTTGCTATTTCTAATTTTACATCTGTCCAAAGGATATTAGTTCCATCTATTTTTACTTTGAATTGAGCATAAGTTAATCTTACAATAAATGTAGATTCTTGATTTTCTAAATCATCTACTTGAATACAACTAGCTTTATAATTTGTATCAAAGTCTGTTTTATTAGCAGCTTCAGCTGTATTATCAAAACCATAACAATTAGTTGTATCTGTCATTATCCTTGCCATATATAGATAGTAAGCCATTAGTGATCCTCCTCTAGCCAAAATACAAACCAAGTCATACTAATTGACTGGTTGCTTGGATTTTCTATTGTGATTAAATATTTTGTGCTTGGTTTCAATATCCATTTAAAAGGTGAAGTATAAGATGGAGATACGTAAGTTTCCCAATCTGTGTGAGTTACATAAGCAAGTAATCTTGTTCCAGTATTTGATACTGTTGAACCTGAATAAACAATCATAGTTGCTGTATTCGTACTATTTCTATTTGTATTAAAAACAATAAGTTGAGTTCCATCAGTAGTTACTGTTGGAGCTTCTGATAAATACATATTTGTGGGAACTGAAGCTCCTCCTTTTGTAATATTTAATGATACATCTCTTAAATGTATTTCAGGAGATGCTGGTGTGACAAGTTGAATATAAAGAGTTGTATTTGCATTTATCGTTATAACTGCATTTGAGTTTGCTGTAAAAGCTTGACCTGCTTCAATCATAGCAGTAACTTCATTATCAACATAAGTTCCAGGAGAAGTAGATACTTTAGCATCAACCATAAGTCTATTTTTTGAACTACTATCAGTAATTATATCTACTGCTTTAGTATTCGCTTCATCCCATATTGAAATATCTTGTGTTGCCATTATAGTATGTGGACACCTGGGTCCTTACCCTCTTCAATTTCTTTTTCAATCCATTCGATTTGTTTTTTCTTTTCCTCTATTAACTGTTCAATCTTTTCATTTCTTCCGCATAAGGCCAAATCATGTTGAAGACCCAATAGTTGAGTTTGGTTTTTCTTCAACAAAACTTTGTGGCTGTATCTTATCATAATAAAAAATAAAAAAAATAAACTACTTATGTAGTTCTTATCAATGTTGCGTATCCTGTAAAGTCACTTGCTGGACTTGCTGCATTTTCTGAATTAGTTCCTCTAACTCTGATTGTCTGCGTGCTTGATACAAGTAAGCTATCAGGTATGTCAACATATTCAAATGGATGGCTTGGTGTTGTCCATACATCCATTATTGTGACTTCTGAACCTGTAGTTCCTAATTGTAGTTCCCAGTGGCATAATCCAGTTCCAGTTACACTAAATGCTTTGAAATATTCATTTGCACCAGGTGATCTTGTTACAACTGTATTTGGAGTTCCTTTAACAAGTGTTGCTGAATTTCTGTGGTATGTATTTACAGAAGCTGTACTTGAAAATGCTACATTTATACTTCCATCTGTATTTACTACAAGCTGGTTTCCTGTTGAACCATAAAGTGCTACATCATCTGTGGTGTAATCAAGTCTTGTAAAAGATACTGGTTGTGTTGTTTGAAAGAACGTTCCAGTTACTGCTATACTTGTGTTTGTGACATTTACGTCAAATGGAGTTGTTCCATTTATAACACCTACATCACCCGTAACACCTGAAACTGCTACAGTTCCAGTTACAGCAATTGAACTGTTCTTTACATCAACTGGCCAGTAACCAGTGCTTGAGTCCACTTCAAATGGTACCCACGTTGTCCCTTTTTTTACAGCTACTGGTAGTAAACCATCAGTACTGACTATTGTGTCATTCGCTTCCGAAAGACCTTTAACCCATTGTCCGAATTCGTCTGCCATCGTTCTATACCTCCTTCAATGACTGTCTTTGTTTCTCAATAGACTCTTGAATTTTTATTTTTTCTTCGTCCATCTCCATGAGTCTCGTTTCGAGCTTCATGATATTGAATTCTGTTTCCAGTTTTGCTAATTTTTTCTTTTGTTCACTTAAATCCATTTTTGTCTCCTCCTTAAATTACCATAGTATACCCATATAGAGTAGCTTCGAATTGTCTTGTTTTATTGCTTATATTTTTTACACTAATAGTAATAATAGCACCTGTTGAAGCTTCTGGAAATTCTGGAAACGTAATTACAGCACTTTTAGCAGAACCGCTATTTCTCCATAATCCAATTCTTGCAGTGGATATTTCAAAACTAAATTGTCCTTCTTCACCACCTCCAACAAGACCTCCTTTATAAAAAAATCTCTTACTAGCTGGGACTGTATAAGTTGCTAATACCATAGTAGCTCCTGCACCAACCATTTGATCACCATATATTACAACTTTTGAATGTACTTCGGGATTTGTAATTACTATCAAATTTCCATATACATCAGTTTGAATTGCTTTAATCAAACCAGATGGATCTGTTCCTGTTATTGTACTCATGGCGGCACCAATGCATAATTAACAACTACAAACCATTTATCAGCTACACCAGAACCTGTTATCAATAATGATATTGGTTCATTGATTGCACCTGTCAATTTTGTAGGAATATAAGCTCCAAGTGTTCCGTTTACGAAATGTTGTTGAACAACAATTCCTGAAGTCTTGAAGTAAATCTTTAAATCGAATACAGCTGATTGACCTGTTACAAAACAACCAATTGCCTCTAATTGCTTTCCTGCAGGAGGAGTAACCAAAACAACATCTGCTTGATTACCTACGAAATCTCCGGAATAGCAATATGGTGGGACTGTATAAACAGTAGCTCCAGTTAAAGTTGCATCAACAGGTAATGGATTTGCAATTGTGTAGGGTTGTCCATTTTCATCATTCAGGAACGTCCTATACCACATAGGTTGAACTACCATTATTTCACCTTATGTGCTTTCATTATGAGTGTATTGCCATTGAAAGCTTTTATTAACTGGTCTGATTCGAATATCTTCAAATTCTTAGCATCATAAACACCAACTACAATTTCCTTAACTTCCAAATTCTTGTAGAGTTTAATTTTCTTCAATTCTCCTATCTGTTCTTTAGTAGGATAGTATCTATAGAAAGTGTTAGTGTTTAAAGACATTTTCAAAAACATCTCTGTTTTATCATTCCTATAATTATCTGCTTTCTTTTCTATTTCAGCATCAATATCTGTTAGAAACTTCTGAGTTACAAAAACGCCGTTTTCTATTGCCATTTCTAAATGAACTCTATCATCTAAAATTGCATACATAATAACATAATTCCCAGTACTTTTAATTCTAAGGAAATCAGAATATAGCACCGGATACATATTATTAGTTATCATATTTGATTATTACTCCGTCAACGACATCTATCTTTGAACCTACTTTGATTGCATTATCTGCTGTTTCTGGTGGTTTAGCTTTTAATCCACTTGACTTCTGTGATAAATCTCCTTGCTTACCGTGTGTTTCGTGTTGTGCATATCTAGACCCTCCTAATTGTGATGGGTCTTTCACATCATTTATGTTTCTTGAAGATTGATCCTTCTGGCCAGTTACAACAGCTTGTCCTCTTAATTGCTGCATTTGATTTTGCATATTAGGATTGTTATCTTTTCCTGATTCATCTCTTACTTTTTGTTCTTGCTGAGCTTTAGCGATATCTTCATTTATCTTAGCTTCGTGAGAGATTGGGTCATCTATTCCGGTTTTATATAAATCTTGTTTACCCTGGTCAGATGGTGTTATAATTCCTAATTTTGCTGCAGCTCTGTTCTTATCAATTATTCCATTATTGAGTAGAACAACTGTATTTGCAATTAATTGTGTTTCATCTTGTTTGAATATCTCTTTCCATTTCACTTTTGGTATCTTTGGTTCAGATGCCATCCAGCTATCGAAAGATTTAAGGAAGTCATCTAATTGGTCGGCCTCGCCGAGCAACTTCTTGGCAGCCTGTTTTTTGCACAATTCATAGTATATCCTTGGCTTGATTAGTTTTTCCTCAATTTGGTCTGCTACGATCTCTTGAGGGATTTTCAATCGAGACAAGAATGTCTTATCTTGTTCTGAAATCATTCTATCAGTTGAACCTTTAGACTTGAAGTAAGTCTCGGGGGCACCCGTAGCAGCGAAAATCTGTGTGTCCATATCTCCGGTAAGATTGAACATAGCCTGCCCTTTGTCCGTCACAGAAATTATAGTAGGTTTCCACCTATCAGTAGTTACAGGGTCTGAACCTGGTTCCATATTCTCTAACATATTAACCATTTCAGTCTTTTTATCTTCAACTTGTTTAGGTCCCATACCTTCTGTATTCAAAGCCCAATGTACCATAGGTTTCGAATACTTCTTAAAGATAATAGGAGCTAAGATATTTACATCAAGTCTTGCTGTTGCTGGGTCAAGACAAGTCTTTACATCAGAGAAACCGAATGGATACTCTGTAAAGTCGTTTATCTTAAAATGTAAAACATCCTCGGGATGCATCACTATGGGTGTAGGATAGCTCAAGGTCATCCCGGTGAGGATGTTAGGATTAACTTTCCCATCAGAAGGATAGGATGCTATGGTTGTTCCACCTATGATCGGGGGAAGATAGATATAGAACATAATCCTTGTAGTCATTGGGTCCAAGAATATCTTGAGCCTTTCTGGCTGTAGAATTGTTATTTTATCAGGATTACCGTTAGCATCCCTCCTGATGGCCCAGTACGAGTTCCCGTATGAGAATAAATGGAAGCCAGTCTTTACTAATTTTTGTGTATTAATCTTGAGTTTGTCAAATAAGAATTTCTTAGTGAGCTTTTCTTCTGCAGTTTCATCAGATTCAGCTCCATAATTAACATCGAAACCACAACCAAGACCTAATTGAGCTTTAAGCTGAATGCTTGCGAATAGATAAGGTACGTTGTAAACCAAGTCAACATTTCTTGCATAGTCTTCGGGTGATTTAATTGATGAAAGCGAGAAATATAAGGCCCAACCTGTGAATATTTTCCCGTTTATTATAAATACTCTGTCTCCTGCCATAGCCTGTGCATAAGGAATACCTAAAACCCTATCATCTTCTGCTGTCTCAACTTTTTCCTTCACAACGAAGTTTTCTCCAGCGTCTTCATATTTGTTTTTTCTTTCCCATAGCCTTACTTTTGCATTATCAGCAACTTCAAGAATAAGAGATGGATTTGCATTTGACCAAGATTTTAAATCTCTTACGTTTCCCTTGACCATTGCACGGTTTTCATTAAAAGAACCATCCTCATTAAATACACCTTTATTTTTAAATTCTTCGTAGACTTTTTCCATATCTTTAACGAAGTCTTTGTTCATCGATCTTTCCCTCTTAGCATCGTCGATGATAGTCTGATATTTTTTCAATTCATCATTTGAAGAAAAAGAACCAAAGCCATTATCTAAATCTGATTTCCCATCAGCTCCTGCTAGAAGTATTTTATTATCATCAGAAGTATTATTTGCCATAATATACATTAACTTTTGATATTTATAAAGTTTTCTATTTTAATATTGGGACTACGCAAAGCTTCAAAACCTTGCACTACGTCTTTGTTCTGCAGGAACATATTCTCGTCTTTCACGTGCAAATCTTTGGTTCGTAGCAAGCACTTCTCCTGCTGTTTTCCTATTTTCACCATGCACTTTGTCATCAAAATGTTCCCAAGGATTCTTCCAGGTGATAATATCCATAGCAGTAAGCAGTGTAACGTTCTTTAAAGCAAGCAAAGTGCTCCATAAAGCATCATCGTGCTCATTTGAGGGATGAAAAAACTTGTATTTTCCTTGCTCTGACATCTCGAATTGCTGATTTAAGAACTGTGAAATAAGCTGTTCTGCATTCCTTGGAACACATAATTGGAAGTTTTCGAGCAATATTTTGACCGTATTTACCATCTCAGACTTGTTTTTAGAGGTAAATTGGATAGCTCCACGGGTCATTTTTGGGTCCACGACTACAGGAATGTTGTTTTCCTGTAGCATCTCGATGAAACTCTTTTCGTTGGTGTAGTCTATATTGAATTCGGACGGCTGATACACCTTATGGAAGTTCGAGATCGTGGCCGCAATTACCTTATAGTTCGTATCTAAAGGAAAATCAAGCATAACTTCTATCTTAATCGGACGAGTATCCACCCTATATATAGTATAAACTGTTTGGTCGTTCTGTCTACCGAGGTCCAATCCAGCTGCATATTGGGCGCCATCATTGAATGAGGCATTAATCATAATCATTTTTTCTTTCGTTAATTTTTCGGGCTTATCGATATAAGAATAATCTGCTAAATTCCATCTACCAGTAAGTTTTCCTGCCTTCTCTTCAGGCTCAAACAGCCTACTTGGGAAAACCAAAACTCCTTCCTCTATGAACTCGCATAAGTATTCTTGCCGCCATAGTGCGTCTGGGCTTATGGCCTTTTGGCCCATTACGTATTCTTTACTAATGAAAGGACATTCGAACCAAGGCTGTCGAACTACCTTGATTTTTCCCGAGCGATCCGTTGTAGTGGCAAAGAAATGATTCTTTGTCTTCGGAGTTCCAGCTTCAATTACCAGTGCGTTAGTTGTAGAACCAAATGGCATAATGTCGGCTGAGTATTTGTCGTCTATTACATCTTGAGACTCATCTATAACGATGCAAGTGGCTGTATATCCTCTAATATGAGCTCCAGGACTTGCAGACATAAACTTCGCTTCATTTCCATTCTTCATACGAATTTCTTCCGAGTTCATCTTTTCAATGAACCCAAAGATGTGTTCATTCTTCTCAATCAAAGAACGTATCTTACCATAAATCATATTGTGCTGTTCTTTAATAGGAGCTACGACGGCTATGTGTTCTGGCATATGTTCTCCATTGATGATACATCCCGTGCCGTAAAGAAGTCTCCATACAATGTACGAAGCAATGACTGTTGACTTGCCCGTCTGTCTGCTCCAAATTGCAACTACGTGTTTATGAGTTTTAGTAGAATTGATAAAGTCTCTTTGTTTGGGTGAGAGTTCCCTTTCTATGAATAGTTCAATAAAAGCAACAGGATCGCTTTCAAACCTTTTCAGAAGCTCTTCGGCTTCTTGTGCACTTTTTACCCATCCATCTACAAATTCTTCCATTATAAATTCTCTATTATTTTACCATATCTATCGAAGATATAATCTATCTCCTTCGTAATGTTAATATAAGAGATTGTTTCTTCCATTTTGAATATTATGTTGGGAACGTTGTAGTAGTCCCCCACGCCATGATACAGACCCGTAAGTCTGATGCGCACTGTCCGGTTTTGTTCCTCTGATATCCGGCAAAAGGAGCACTCAACCCAAGCTTACGTCGATTATTGGGTATCTTGTCTCAGTGTTTGACGTGTCCTGATACGTTCCAGGCCCTGGATGTCCCCTTTCGAGGCATGGACGAAATGGGATTTGAACCCATATAACTCGGTTGCAAACCGGGTAGTCTACCAGGTTAGCTTATTCGCCCTCCTATTTATTGTCTTCCTCAGACTCTATATCTATTATCGTAACTTTATGATGCTCTTTTTCTCTTATCTTAAGTTGTTTGAGTAAATGATCCGTAAAGTTGTTAGCCAATACAGACTTCTCGTCTGATTTAAGCATTCTATCCAAAGCTTCAGTTGCTTCGATTATTAATCTTGAGAACTCTATTTTACTTTCAATTAGAGGGTTCTTATAATAAATAGGGCCTGCTGGTGTGTCTTTCTTGAGAATTAGCCCCAAATTTGTGAATGCTTTGTTTGCACGTCCTGAATTGAGAATATTGCCTATCAATTCCTGTACGACTAAATAAACTCGAGGGTTGGAGATGTCATAGCCGCTATCTACGAACCTTTGAAGTGCATTAATGATTTCCTCTCTTTCATAAATACAGCGGTCGTTCTTTAACTCTTGGTAAGCATTGTCTCGAATGTAGCCGTTGAAGACTTGATCACGTTTGTTCTGGGCCCTTAGAATGTTCTCTGCAGTATTGTCGAGTTCTATCTCTTCACTATATATCTTTTCTGAGATTTCCTTTGCTGAAATTCTAAGCTTTTCCAACCTTCTTTTGGGATATGAGCATTCCAAGAGTATAGGGCAGTTCACACAACGCATGATTTCATAGCGATTTTTCTTGGTAATTTCAATGACAGCCTGGTTAATTCTAGTAACATTCAAGTCCTTTGTCATCTCGGGCTCTTTCAAATCAATGTCGAACCTTGCTTGTTTTGTTATACTGCGATCTTGTTTTAAATTCATAACCATAATATATATTATATTTAGATATATTTATATTTTTCCTTTATATCTATAAGATATACGGAGAAATACCTACGCCAGAGCGTGGGAATTTTTCTATAATTAAGAATCGAAACGTGCCTAATATTTTCTCGCGCACGTAATATACTTGTAGCGGGCTGACTATAACTCAATATACTAATTACTATACTATTCTCTAACTTTCTATACTACTATACTATTTACTATACTAAAAATATACTAAATACTATACTAATATACTATTTCTCTCCTTTATAAATCTTTTCTTTTTTAAAAAAATTATTTTCTAATTTTTTTTTAATCTAAAAAATTTCTCACAAAAATATTTTAAAAATCTAAAAAAAAAAAATAAAAAATTTCTAAAAAATTAATTTAAATCTTAAATTAATTTTCTATTTTTACTAAATTAAAATTATTACTTTTATTTTTTTTACTCATTATTTTTAATTTTTCTCCAATACTCATATATTCTTCTATACTCATATTATTTTCTTTTAACTCATTTAATAAATTTTCTTTTATTTCTTTTCTCAAACTTCTATTTATTACTCTTTTTATATTACTAAATTTATTCTCACTAAATTTAAAATATAAATCTTTTACTATTTTTTTATTACTATCTTTTTCTAAATCTAAATTTTTTATCTCATTAAAAAAATTTACTAAAAATATATAATCTTTTCTTCTTACTATCTCCATATTTATTTTATTTTCTTTCTCCATTTCTTTATTTTTTTTCTCCATTTTTTTTACTCCAAAATATATTTTTTTTATATATTTCTCTCTTAAAAATACTCTTTTATATATAAATCTTTTCTTTTCTCAATACTAAAATACTATACTAATATACTATTTATACTCTCTTTCTCTCTTTATAAATCTTTCTATTTTTAATATACTAATATCTATACTACTATACTAATATCTATACTACTATACTAATAACTATACTCGCGCGATTTTAAAAACGATCGACTTTGTACGCTCGATTGATGTGGCGATGTTTGGAAAGTGCGCTCGATAGAACGAACGATTAAAAAGAAAAATAAAAGAAAAAGACTAGCGAGCTGAGTATGAAGATTACTTTTGAGATAAAGTATATGGATACTCGCTAGTCTTTGAATATGATATGTAATAACGCTACTGCTAAATATGAACGGCCTTTGAAAATAAGAATGCGTTTTTGCTTTCTCGTTTTCTAGGAATGCGAATTTGCTTTTACTATTCTACGAATGCGAATGCGTTAGTATGTTACGTTGTAAGTCTTAAGTAATTGTTGGAACTCATTCTCAGATAACTCGCTCGCGTCTAATATAGCTTCGAATAAATCTGCTGCGTCTCTGTCTGTTATGTTGTAAGCTTTCTTTAAATCTTCTAGATCGTATTCTCGTCTGTCATCTATCTGATTATTCTCAAGTATTACTTTGAATATTTCTTCGATTTCTTTTCTCATTTTCTCGTCTCCTTTCTCTTTTCTAAATATCGTAATATTCTACGAACGTCTTTGTAATCTTTCTTGGTTAGACTATAGAAAAGATCTCCGTAATCTTCTCCATATTCTTTATCGATGGCTTTTAGAATTTCTGTCTGACTCATCGAAAATCCATCTTTATCTATCGCTTTTATCTCTTTACTCATTTATTTCATCTCCTTCTTCATCTCTTATCTCACTACTTAAAAATCCATCTCTCTCTTTTATATCTCTTTTCACTTCTTCTAAAACTCTCTTATTTCTCTCTATATCTTTTCTACTTATACTCATTTTCTCAACTCCATATATTTAATATCTCAATACTAAAAATACTATCTACTATTTAAATATTTCTACGACCGATGAGAATTTTACAAACCTCCGAACGATGTAGCGGTAAGTTTGAACGAAAAAAAAATTAATTTACGTATCGAAGTGTTTGAAAGCTTCTTCGTCTGTCTCGTAGTACTTTGTTAGTAAGTAAGCTAAGACTGCTACTCTGAAGTTTTCTCCTTGAGCTAGTCTGTTTAAGATTGGCCCGAAAGTTTCTAATTCTAATTCTTCTCGAATATCGTAGTCTATGAAATAGTCTGCTATAAATATCGCTGACCATAGATCCCAAGCTAGTTCTCTTGCGATATTGAAGAAGTCTTCTGGCGTTGTTGCTTTACTAATGCGAATTAATTCTTTTTTTAATTCTTCTTCGTCGTCGTCTAGAATAGCTTTCGCATTATCTATAAATTCTTTTCTTAATGCGTCTAGATCTGGTTCGATCTTCTTACTTTCTACGAATTTTGTTTCGTCTAATTGTTTGTCTAGAAGCTGATGATAGATTTCAGCTGCTGTGTCGTATTGGCAAGATCCCCAATCGAATTCTATCTTTTCTCCATTTAATTTCGTTTTACTCATTTTACTCATCTCCGAGATTCTTTTTATCTCAATATAATAAACTATATCTACTATTTAAATATTACTACGATAAGGTATATCGATTATTGCTTTAGGCCCGAACGATGTAGCAACTTCGGTCCAGTCACCGAAGCACAGGAAAAGATAGACTAACTGAATGAGTAAAACGTATGGAGATACGTTATGGAGTCCAGTTAGTCTATGAATATGATTAGTTCTTATTTCTTTTCGATTAACATTGTATTTATGATTGTGAAAAGAAAATTGGCTGGTAACTTCGTTACTCCTTCTCGATGAACCAACGCTGCTATTTTGATTATCATATCTCGATTCTTTATATGAATGCTTTTGTATGGTTCAACTGTTTGTTCGATATCTCTATCGAATGCTTCAGATAATTCTTCTACTAATGCGTTATGATCTTCTTCGAACATACGTTCTTCGCATTCATCGCATTCACAGTCTTGAGGGTGTAAGTCTTCTACTATTCGATTATATTCTTCGTTCTCCATTTTAATTATCTCCAAACGTTACTTCGAAATCTTCGATGGTATATTCGTCTACATCGTCTGATTCTGAAGTGGTATAGATAATCTTATTATCTGCGTATTGAATTCTCGCTTTGAATGTAACTCCATCGCATTCTCCATCTATAACGCATTCGTTGGTATCGAATACTAATTCTAAATAATCGCTTCCAAGATCGTATAGATTATCTAATACTCTTTTAACGACTTCTCTATATATATCGTATTTATCTTTCGTCTCCATTTTAATTACTCCATTAGATTTTATTTATCTAATAATATAGATAATACTATCTAATATATAAATATTACTACGATGTATATACTTTACTTGGCACGCCTCCGTCAGCGATCGATGTAGCCACATCCATCAAGCATTAACTACCTACCTCCCGAACGATGTAGCGGTATTGTTACGATCGACTTCGTCCGCATATAAGAAAGCCAAACGTACGTCTAAAGAACTGATAACGTACGTCTAAAGAAAGAACCGGGAAAAATATTTTATATATTTTTATTATATTTTATTTTGTATCAATATTTACAAGGGATACAATATTGTTATTATTGTATTTATTGATATTTTTAAAAATAATAAATAATAATATAATAACTATAGTAATCACTCGAATGTGATAGAATGCGATCTCTCACTCGCGCTGAGTAGTGGAGACAATCCCCTAGTTTTATATATGAAACACAAGGGATACACAGGAATGTGAGTAATGCGTTTAGAACAGGAATGTCCATCGAAATACGTAAGATTAACTCACGAGGATATATAAAATTAAAGTATGGAAACTGCGTTTCTGATAAGTATTGTAGTATTCAGTGATATCAATATTTACAATATTTACAACAAAAACACTCTTCCAATCCTCACTTGATATCACTTTGATTCACTTTGTTCAAATTGACACATGATACAAACGTTAGTTTTTGTTGTACAAAGAGAACAAACCGATACAAACCGATATAACAAAAGAAGAATAAATTATAAGAAACGAAAGAAATAGTGGTAGGGATTTGTTGCTTACTGCTAGCATAAGAGTAGGTCCCCTACCTATGACCTTTCAAAGGAAACCCGTAAACCAATAGCGCCATACCGGGTTTTTATGAAAATTAATTAATCTATTCGAACCTGACTTTAGACAAGATACTTAATCTGTCTTCTGCGGCTCGTAGCTTTTTCTCGTGGTATTCTATATCCCATCGAACTGACTCTATCTCCTTTTGGAGAATGTCCATTTGTCTCTTTGTTTCGATATCTATATATTCGTCCTCATTAGACTCACTGTCTTCGACGAATATCTCGTTGTCTTGCGGTTTATTCATTGCCCGCCTCCTTGTCAACTTCTTGGAAATCATCTTCATTAAAAACGAATACATATCCGCAATCGCATTTCTTATCTTTCCAGTATCGTTGTAATTCTTCGCATTTAGGACATAGTCCAATATACGTTTCTTTGTTGCCATTCTCATCGTTCAAGTTATTTATTTCGCAATTGCAGGGATGTTGTTCTCCACAATCTACGCATAACCCATCTTCGTCATATTTTCCGTTTCCCATTTTATTTACCCCACGATGTTTTAGTCTCTGCGACTTTTGGGACTAAAGCTTTTAAAGCTTCGATATGTCCACGTATTTCCTGTGATAAAGGAATATCACTACAAAAAGCCAAGCCATATATCTCTCCGATATAATTCTGCCAAGCTTTGATGTAATCTTCTTTCGCTTTCTTTGACGTATTACTCATTTCGTTTCCTCCGATTATATTATATGATTATGAATAAAAAAAAGAAAAGGGATATTGCTATCCCCGAAGCAAATTACTTCTTTGATACTTTTGGAGCTTCAGCTTTCTTAACTGGCGCTTCTTTTGCTTTCTGCGCTTCCTTAATTGCTTTCTGCTTCAATACGAAAGCTTGGTAGTCTTTACCTGCTTTCTTGAAGTATCTTTGAACCGCCTTAGGGTTAGGTCCAAGTTGTCTCTGAATCTCTTTTAAAGAGACTCCTGACTCTGCCATTTGCAAAGCCTTATCCTTTATTTCTTGTGTATATTTTGGCATGTTGC